TTGAAGTTGATCCTCAGACTCGTCTAATAATGAAATCATTAGGCGTGACCGAACTCATTGTTACCTCAAGAATCAAACTCATATTTCTAGGGCTTGGCGTTAAAGCTTGCGGATGATTCTTAGGTAAACACCATCTTCTAGCTACAGTCGCTTCTTTAAACCCTAGCTTTTGAGCCAGTTTTTGATAAGATAAACCATTTTCATTTCTATATTCTTCTAATGTCATGTCGTAATTCGTAACACAACTTGATTTTAAACGTCAATACTATTAATTATTATTTGACATAATGTCTTTTATCGTCAATAGTAAATGATGTATAACAACAACAAAATGTTCTCGAAAGATGTTAACACAATATGTGTGATGACTATATAGGTCAATACACAAGATATGGTGTTAAGCCGAGAAAGCTCTATTTAGAAGGAGATACGGAAACGACATGAATATTCAGTTAAATAAAATAGCGCCAGATAGAGGAACGCTTAAAATGCCAAATAATTTAGATATGCTGATTCGCAAAGCAGGAATGATGCGAAAAGAAGTAGCTGAACGTAAAGGTATCCGACCAGAGACAGTATCAAGACATATCTCTGGAGCTTTAAATTTTTCAATTAAAGATGCTGAAGAATACGCCATCATCTTAGGCTGCACACCTCAAGATGTTTTGTTTGCACAAAATGCAGTACCTTTGTTTGGTTACTTAGATGAATCCAGAGTTACATTAGTCGATCCAAGTGATGCTGAGATAGCTTATCATGTACCCTATCCAGTTGATGATTATAGAAGGTTTATCATGGCAAGTCATACACCCAAAGAAAAACAATGGGCTAATGGCCGCCTTTATAATTTTTGCAGTAGAGCAGTAAAAGCACAAATAGTTGATCCTAGTTCTATTATGCAGCTATGTGTTTTTAAAATTGCTAAAACAAAGATTATTCGATTCGGTGTTGTTTATCCAGAACCAGGCGGAACATATGCAGTTGGTAATTCTGATAGTCACAATAATACAGCTCAAGGTGTTGTTCCTGGCTTTGATAATGGTGAGCAAAATACTGGTCTTTCATTGGCTTGGTGTACGCCTATTCTCACTTGTGTCATGCAAAGTGAGTTGCTTGGTATTGTGCAAAAAGATCAATAATTAATTTTATTTAATCACACTCCTTGACCGATTACGTCAAGATATAATAAGCTCTCTTTAAATATTTAAGGAGAGCTTATGTCATTTATAGAAACACCTAGATTCGCTTCAAGATTTAATTATCTATGGCACTCTAACCCAAAATCAAAACTAAAATGTAAAGGTTTCTTTGACAAGGTACATCTACGCCCTATCATTTCTGATGCCTGGGAAACCTATCAAAACTTAAATAATGAACAGCACCTTAGAGATCGTGCCTGGACTGTGATTGAAAAGTTTGATTCACGATTGAATGGTCAAGATAACTCAGCAATGTGCGGTGGTCGAACAGTACAAGAAGCTGCTGATGCGGTCTTAATAAATAATATAGATGTAGAAAAAGCTATTGAATCTGGCGTTGAAACATTCCAAAAATTTAAATCAAGAACCTGGGATAATGGTACTGATGCTAGTAAAAAAGAAAAATATATAGATGAGTTTGCTTCTGTAACAAATAACGCTATTGCTGGCCTTCGTGAAGCTATGGCTAAAGATAATAAAATATTAGGTGAAGTTGAGTATATAGAAAAGTTAACTGGTTTAGAGCTACCACATAACACTAGACCAGATTATAATAGGCGTGGTGATCTTAAAACCAAATGGTCTAAGCTATCTAAAACATCTAAGTCTGGTTTTGCAGCTGCAAGCTTACCTAAAACCCTAACTGGTCCTTTTGAGCAAGCCGCCTTATATCAAGTTGCTGGTTTCTGGGCGTGTAATGGCGGCCTACCACCTTTCTTAGTTTATGCTAACGCTTCAGACTATAAGATATTTGACCAGGACAACACGCCAGAGCTGCAAGACGATAACTTACATAACATAGTTCAAACAATAATCAGATCTCACAAAGCCACAGAAGAAATACTTAAAGTGGCAAAAGATAAAGAACATCTATTTCGCTTGGTTGAACCAGACTTTACAAATATCTGCTGGTCTGAACCACCAATCATTATTGAAGAAGCAAAGAAACTATGGGGAATAAAATGAAAGATCCCTGGCTATGGCTTGGTGAGTTCATAGCTTGTGCAATGTTATTTTTATTTTTTTATTTTATAATTTGGTTTGTAGCCATTCTTTTTCCAGGAGCTATGTAAATGATAGACATATTAGAAACACCACCAAACATTCATAATAACGCCAGGGAAACTGAGCAACTAGCTTTGGAGTTTATACTTCCTAAAGTAAAAAAGATGCGCTTGAGAGTCCTTAAATCAATAGCAAGCGCTGGATGGACTAGAGGTAAAACTGGATCTGAAATTGTTAATGACATTGATGGTTACATTGTATCGGTAAGGCCAAGGATCACAGAACTAAATGAGTACGGATTAATTATACCAGGCGAGAAAAGAAAGAACACTAGAGGATCTTATGAATTGTCCTGGTTAATTACAAGCAAAGGCAAACAAGTTGCGGAGATGAATGATGAGTAAGACTAATATTCCCAAAAAAGTTATAGAATTATGCAAAGAACTTGAAATGAACAAGGAAGAAACTTTATGGGATTGTCATGGTACTTGGGTAATGTATCACAAAGCTTTAGAGAAAATAGCTGTCCATAAAGGCGTAACATTTGACGAACCTAAAGTTATACATTCTGACGTAGCTCAAAAATCTGTGGTGATGTTAGTTACTGGTAGGATGGATCAACGAACTGAATGGAGCTTTGGTGAAGCTACACCAGCTAACAATAAGAACGCCTACCCTTTTGCTATGTCTGAGAAAAGAGCCAAGGACAGAGTTATTCTAAAGTTAGTTGGCCTACATGGTGATGTTTATTCAGATACAGAAATAGATAGGCAAGCTCAAGATGATATTAAAGAAAGAGCTACTAAGGTAAAAAAAGATTTACCTCAAGATTCTCCTATAGATAAGACAAGCAAAACTCTTGAACAAACTATTAAAGATACTGAACAAGATCGAGAAGATATAGCTGATGGGAAATATACACCTGGAGAAGAAGAAACAGATCCAGACAAAATAGCTGGATGGGAAAAAATAGCCTTTAATTATATGAAAAATATTGACCAGCTTCCCAATCAAGGCGTTTGTCTAGCCTGGTTTGAAAGAAACAAAACAGTTTTAAAAAACCTTAAAGTAGCTGTACCTCGACTCTATCACGAAGTTGAAGCGCACTATACCAACAAACAAAATGAAATCAAAAACAACAACTAAGGAGTAACCTATGGGTAATTCACCACAATTTTCAAATACAAAAGTTAAATTTAATAGAGCAGTATCATCATCTGAAGATAACCCTGGGCAACAAATCAAGGTTAGCGTTTGGTTAAACTTTGATAATGGCTGGGATGAATCATCTAACAGACCTTTTCCACCAACGGATCAACAACAAAAAGATATTGAGAATATTCATAAGCAAATTAAAGATCTTGGAATGGAGCTATCATTACAGCTGCAAGAAGCCGACAGCAAAATGAATATCGCCAGGTCAAGAGCATTTTGTAATGAGCTACGTTATGATTCTAATCCAGCTCAAAGTTATGAAGCAGTAAAAAATGGGGAGGTAAGTGGCTTTGGAGATCTATAAAGGTTTATATAGTTTAGTTGAAACTACACAAATACTATTTGGTCCATGTAAACGTAAAGGATCTGAGTATCAACGAGTTAATAGAATGGTTAAAGCTGGAGCAATAGAAAGTATTGTTGATGGTGAGCGACACTATGTAACAACGAAAGTTTTATTAGATTATTTTGGATCTGAGGAGAAGTTGGATAAAGCTCTAAGTAATTTAAATAATGTTGTAGAGCTTTATCCTAGTAATTAAATCAAGATCCCCATATTTTTTCTTGATCTTCTTTTAGTTTTTGCTTCTTAGCAGTATCCAACATCCAATGGCCATAGGTTTTTTGTGTAATATCAACATTACTATGGCCCATAAGATTTGATACAGTCCAAACATCATCACCATAAAATTCAAGTTGTTTACTTGCATAATAATGTCGGAGATCGTGCCAAACTAAATGTTTATTGGTAATCTTTTTTATTGTTGCTTGTAACTGTTCTCTCCAAGTTGAAGCGTTGACCATAGTACCAAACTTAGTTCCAAATATAAGCTCACTACCTTCTGGCCTTCCTCGTTTTATGTAAAGCTCTTGCAGTTTACGAATTAAAGGTCCATTAACTGGAACTAACCTATTTGAAGTTCTAGTCTTTACTCTACCAACACCATTTCTAACAATCTCATAATCAATAATACATTCTAACTTTGCTGCTTTGTTAATTGATACCTCAAATGTTTTAAAATCTATATCATTCCAAGTTAAGGCTCTTTGTTCCCCAGCTCTTAGTCCAGTAGAACAAGCGAACTTATAAGCTAACGTACAAGACTTAGGCATAAGAACCTCGACCTCGTTTATAAAATCAGTTGATAGCTTTTCTTTTGGCTTGCTTTCTAAATCTTCGTCAATAGATCTTTCAATAACAACACCTAACATTGGGTTCTCATTAATACATCTTGCCTTTTTAGCGTGTTGCATCAATTTATTAAATCTTGATTTTATACCAACTAAAGTTTTGTAACCACGCTTTCCTTTTTTCCCAGAGTTTTCTAAGTAAGCCATGATATAATTTTCGCAATGATCTTGCCTAAGATCACGAACCACAAAATCACCAACCTCTTTGCCAAGAATTTTAATACTACAAATTGTATTAAATATTTCTTTATACTCTTTATAATATTGAGGGAGTGGTTTCCCCTTTTTCATCCTGGTATATTCTTTCCAATAAAAGGTTGATAAAGGTTCGTTGTTTTTTATACGTTGATCCCATTCAAGCATCATGCTGTCATTTGGAAATTCACCAAGCAGATCTCTTAAAGTCCAATTATCACTATCTTCTATTTCAGTCTTATTTCTTTTGTGAAATTCTTTTAAAGCTTTGAGTGCAGCATCTTTTGTTAAATAAAAATTTCTTTTACCACCAAGAGAAGTTAGATCTAATTGCCATGATAGATGGTTTTTTCTAAGCTTTGCCTTGTCTTGCCATATAAATTTTTTATTAATCATCTCGACCTCCTAATTAAATTATTTTAATTAAGTGACCTTAAAAGTCAAGAGCCTTGATTACCGAGTGGGATCTTTTTTCTCGTAGAGATTTGTAAAAAATTAAAATACAAATCCCACTCAATTCCCACTCAAGCTAGATGCAGTAAAATAAATGTCTAAAAAACTCAATGAAATCAATACGTTAGTGTGGTGATCCCTACGAGATTCGAACAAGTGTTTGACTGTATCTGTCAATAACCTTGACTGTCTAAGTCACGCTTACCTTATCATCATATGAAATTAGAATAATAGTGTCAAGCAGAGATTGAGTCAGATACCCACTCAGTTCCCACTCAAATTTAATAAAAGTGGGATTTTTTTACTCGTAGGGATGGTTTTGGTGGGAATTGTGATTTGATTTGAAACGTCATATTGACGTATTAGATGATGGCGATTTAAGAGCCATACAAAGAGTTAAACAATTCTAGGTCAAATCATACCTAGGCTTTTTTAGTTTTCTTTGCAGTCTTAGCTGCTCGTCTAAAATTCGCAGCTGTTGGCGCTCCTTTTGTTCCAGGTTTGCGCATCTTCTCTTTTGATCCAGCTGAAATTCTTTTTTTCTTTGCTGCAATATTTGCATATAGTCCAGCCATTGTTATGTCCTTTTCTTGTTTTTGTTTGCAAAGTTTTTAGCTGCGGCTACAGATCCAAATCCCCATTTTTTTAATGCCAAAGCTTTCCTGGTTGGTTTGCCTTTAGCATCTTTCATAGGTCCTTTCATTCCAGCGAACCTTGCAGCAAAAGATATTCGCCTTGGATTTGTTCCTTTATT